GTAAAGATGGCAAGGCTGGTAAAGATGGCATCAATGGTAAGCAAGGGCCACAAGGCCCTAAAGGTCAAGATGGATTAGATGGTCTTGATGGCGTGTCGGTGTCTAATGCCAACATCGACTTTGATGGTTCTTTGATAATTGCTTTGTCTGATGGTAGAGAGATCAACGTAGGTGAAGTTGTTTCTACAGACCTACAAGAGCGCATCAAAGTTATTACCAGTGGTGGTGCTGGCGGTGGTGGTGGTAGTGGAACAGTTACAAGTGTCGCAACTGGCACAGGTTTATCAGGTGGCCCAATTACCACAACTGGAACTATTGCTTTGGCAAACACTGCTGTAACGGCAGGAAGCTACACCACAGCAAACATTACTGTTGATGCTCAAGGTCGAATTACAGCCGCCGCAAATGGCAGTGGTGGCAGTGGCACAGTGACCAGTGTTGCTCTTTCTGGTGGTACAACTGGACTGACTGTAACTGGCAGTCCTATCACTACATCTGGAACAATTACTCTTGCAGGAACATTGGCCGTAGCTAATGGTGGTACAGGTGTTACAACTTCTACAGGTAGTGGCAATAATGTGTTGTCAACAAGTCCTACACTTGTTACGCCTATTTTGGGTACTCCAACAAGTGCAACATTAACAAACGCAACGGGTCTACCGATTTCCACTGGCGTGTCGGGACTTGGAACAGGTGTAGCAACTGCTTTAGCTGTAAACGTGGGTTCTGCTGGCGCTCCTGTTGTAAATGGTGGCGCATTGGGTACGCCCTCTAGTGGAACAGCAACTAACTTAACTGGCTTGCCTTTGTCCACTGGTGTGACAGGAACATTGCCTGTTGCCAATGGCGGTACTGGAGTCACAACCTCTACTGGCTCTGGTAATACTGTATTGTCAACAAGTCCCACATTAGTTACACCTATTTTGGGTACTCCAACAAGTGCAACATTAACCAATGCAACGGGTCTTCCAATTTCCACTGGCGTATCTGGTCTTGGCACTGGTGTAGCAACTGCTTTAGCTGTAAACGTAGGTTCTGCTGGTGCTGCTGTTGTAAATGGTGGCGCTTTAGGAACACCCTCTAGCGGTACAGCAACTAACTTAACTGGTTTGCCATTGTCTACAGGTGTGACAGGTACGCTGCCTATTGCTAATGGTGGTACAAACTCAACGGCAACAGCAACCGCTGGCGGTGTTGCGTATGGAACAGGTACAGCAATTGCTGTGAATTCGGCTGGTACTTCTGGTCAATTTTTACAAAGCAATGGAGCAAGCGCACCTAGTTGGGTTGCGGCTAGTGCTGGTGCTTTAACTTTACTTTCTACTGTAACGGCTTCCAGTTCAGCCACAGTTGATATTGAGACTACGTTCAGCAGCACTTATGACGCTTACCTGCTAATTGGTACAGGCATTGTCGTTGCGACAAACGGAGATGGAGTTACTTGTCGGATGAAAATATCGGGATCCTATGTAACAACGGCAACTTATGCTTACCACTCAAGATTACTGTCTTCTGATTCTACGGCTTATAACTCCGAGGCTTCAACAGCTTCGACGGGAATAACGATAACTAACGAGCTTGGAAATACTGCGGGAAAAAGTCTAAACTTTAAGATGCTTATACAAAGTCCTGCCAGCACAACACTTCAAAAAACAATTATTTGGGAGGGACATTCGGTTAGGCAATCTTCTGATAATGCCGTATCGCTTGGTGGTTCTGCGAAAAACACAGGTACAGGCGCTCTGACGGGCATTCGTTTTATTCCTCAGTCTGCCACCATCACATCAGGCACTTTCCGACTTTACGGCATCGCCAATTCATAAGGAGACACCATGCCAAACTATCACGCAACATCAGAGGGCAATGTCCCATTTACAGCAGAAGAAGAACTGCAATGGGCAGCGGATCAAGCGGCGTGGGCTGCTGGTGCTAACACCCGCAAAGCGATAGAGGTTAGGGCAGAACGTGACGCTAAGTTATCAGAGACTGATTGGCGCTTTCGCAGTGATATGACTCCATCACAAGCATGGAAGGATTACTGCCAAGCACTGCGGGATGTGCCATCTCAGGCTGGTTTCCCTTGGACTATTGAGTGGCCTGTCGCACCATGACCCCAGAACTCCAAAAATACTACGAAAGCCGCTTTGACATGATGTCAACTGAGGGTTGGAAGGATTTGTCCGTAGATATTGACATTATGATAGAGTCGCTGAATAATCTAAGCGTTATTCCTGATGGAAATGCCTTAATGTTCAAAAAAGGTGAACTTTCTATCTTGACTTGGCTGAAAACCTTGAAAGAGGTCAGTGAACGAGCCTACGAGGAATTGAATGAAAAGAATGTTTGATTTTGCCTGTGCAAACGGGCATAAAACAGAAAGACTTTGTGATTATGAGTTGCAGAGTTTTAAGTGTGAGTGCGGAGAAACAGCCAATCGCACTTTGTCTGCTCCTAACTTCAAGTTAGAAGGGTGGTCTGGTTCTTTCCCGTCAGAGCATGGGAAGTTCGAGAAAAAACACCTAGATCAGCTTAAGTGGGAGCAAAAGCACAACTCACAAGCGTAAGCCGAGTTGAATGTCCTAGAACCGATAACGGCAGGAAAAGGAAGAAATATGTTGATTGATAATGATGATGAGACGCTAAGTGAGTTAGATGCAGTCGAGCAAAAGAAGCAACTACCTGTTGTAGAACCCTTGTCCGAGATGCCTGAGAAATACAGGCAGAAATCTTTGGAAGAAGTGGTCAAAATGCACCAAGAAGCTGAGAAGCTGATTGGAAAGCAAGCGCAGGAAGTTGGGGAAGTGCGAAAGCTGGCAGACGAACTTATAAAGCAAAACCTCTCCTCTAAGCAACAACCTATTGAAAAAGAGCCAGAAGTAGATTTTTTCGAGAATCCACAAGAAGCAGTTCGTAGAACAGTTGATAACCATCCTGATGTACTTGCGGCTAGACAAGCCGGTCAAGAGTTCAAAAAGATGCAGATTCAGCAAAAGCTGGCGGCAGAGCATCCTGATTTTGGTCAGATTGCTCAAGATGCAGACTTTGTGAATTGGGTGAAATCTTCACCTATTCGTCTTGGTTTGTACGCAAAAGCTGATGGTGAGTTTGATTACGACAGTGCAAACGAGTTGCTGAGTACTTATAAGCAGTTGCGTGGCGTTAAGGCTAAACAGACTTCAGATGCAGGGGAAACCCAGCGCAAGTCAAACCTTAAAGCGGCGGGAGTTGATGTAGGTGGAAGTGGGGAGTCTGGAAAGAGGGTCTACAGAAGGGCTGATCTAATTCGGCTGAAAATGACCGACCCAGATCGTTATGAGCAGCTTAGCGGAGAAATCATGCAGGCTTATCAAGACGGACGGGTCAAATAATTTAACCTATCGTTTTTTGGAGATTCAAAATGGCAACCTCATTTTCCCCCAGTAATTCAGTTACTGTAACCACGGCAAATACATTCATCCCTGAAATTTGGAGTGATGAAATTGTAGCTGCCTACAAGAAAAACTTGGTTCTTGCGAACTTAATTATGAAGATGAACTTCAAGGGCAAGAAGGGTGATGTAATTCACATTCCCGCACCTACCCGTGGTTCTGCTTCTGCAAAAGCGGCTGAAACAGCAGTCACTTTGATTGCCGCTACAGAGTCTGAAGTTCAAGTTTCTATCAACAAGCATTACGAATACAGCCGTTTGATTGAAGATATTGTCGAAGCCCAAGCCTTGAACAGCTTGCGTAACTTCTATACTTCTGACGCTGGTTATGCTCTGGCTAAACAAGTTGATACTGACTTGGTTCAGTTGGGTCGTTCAACCAATGGCGGTGCTGGTACAAATGCTTATGCAACTGGTGCTTTTATTGGTGGTGATGGTACTACTGCTTATGTTGCTGGTAGCAACAATGAGTCAGCATTAACCGATGCCGCTATTCGCCGCACTATTCAGCGTCTTGATGACACTGATACCCCAATGGATCAGCGTTTCTTTCTGATTCCTCCCTCAAGCCGCAATACATTGATGGGTTTGGCTCGTTACACTGAACAAGCCTTTGTTGGTGGTACAAACAATACCATTCGCACTGGTGAGATAGGTAACTTGTATGGTATCCCTGTGTTTGTCTCAAGCAATTGCGATACAGCATCAGGTTCTGCTGCCGCACGGGTTTGCTTGATGGGTCACAAGGATTCATTGGTTTTGGTTGAACAAATAGCTATTCGCTCACAAGTTCAGTACCAACAGCCGTACCTTGCAACTTTGTACACTGCTGACACTCTGTATGGAGTTCAAATCCTTCGTTCAGCGGCAAGCACTGGTGCGGCTAAGTCTGCATCTATGTTCGCTTTGTTGGTTCCTGCCTAATTGCAGTTGCGCCCCCTGCCCTAGTGGTGGGGGGACTTTTTTAACCTAATTAGGAGAAATCAAAATGGCAGCAGCAACAGCAGTAGTTTCCCGCCGTGGAAACGATCAATTTCGTGGTCTGTTTACAGATACTTGGGATGTTTCATGTACTTTGAATAGCGCATCAGTTGCTACCACTGCTACAGCTACAGACACAGTGACTGTTTCAGGCGTAGCTTTGGGCGACATGGTTCTTGGTATGGCAATTGGTGTAGATGAAGCTGGCTTGGTTCGTAGAGCCTATGTTTCAGCCGCTAACACAGTGACTATCGTGACCTATAACCCAACAGCAAGTTCTGTGGATTTGGCTTCAACTACATTGCAACTTATCGTTTGTCGTGCTGTAGTTTAATGATGGGGGGGCTAGTCCCCCCTGTCTCATTTAAAGGGTTTTATGGCTACTTTTCGTTGTCTTCAGTCGGGTAATACTGTAACTTTTACATATCAGCATGATATTGACTCTATGAAGGGTCATCAGGGTTATGAAAGGATTGATGAAGAAGAAGTAACCATAGAGTCTCTTGATTCTGAACGTACAGATACCGCATTTGCGCCTGTAATTCCATCAATTAAGCGTATGGGAAGACCCCGAAAGGTTGCAAATGTCTGAGATTGACGCAAGAGATTTTGGTAGGTTAGAGGCTCAAGTAGAGACTCTACATGGTCAAGTAACTCAATTGAGTAACGATGTAAAAGCATTGCTTGAACTTGCCAACAAAGGCAAAGGTGGTTTTTGGATGGGTATGACTATCGCTTCATTCATGGGCGGTGTGATTACCTTTGTTGCTGATCGACTCTGGAAATAAGGGGAAAATTATGTACGGAAAAATGATGGGCGGTAAGGCTAAAGAGACTACAAGCAAGGGCAAGAAAAAGGGTGTTCCTGTGACTATTATGGTTGCAGTTGGTAAGCCAAAAATGGGTATGCCTATGAAGGGTAGCAGGACTGCTACCAACATGATGAAGAAATCCTCACGGGGTAAGTAATGTCTACATTCCAACTAGACCCCAATCAAGTTGCGCTTGGTGTCCCAAGAATGGGAACAACCCAAGTATTTACTGTAAGCAACTCTAGCGTTCAATCAACGGCTTTTGGCGCATCTACCACGATGGTTCGTGTATCTTGCTCTTTAGGACATTGCCATTTTCAAATTGGCACAAATCCAACAGCCAGCATAACAACTTCACCCATGATGCCTAATAACTTTAGTGAGATTATTAAGGTAAATGCTGGTGAAAAGATTGCTGTTATTAAGGATGCAACAGTAGCGGCATCAACTTTTTCAGTAACTGAGTTAATATGAAAAAGACTAAAGCACAAGTCAAGATTAGCAAGGTAATGACTGAGTTTGGCAAGGGTAAGCTGACTTCCAATAAAAAGGTTGTTAAAGACCCAAAACAAGCAATGGCAATAGCTTTGTCGGAAGCTGGTATGTCTAAACCAAAGAGGAAGATGAAATGAAGCAAGGACTCTACGCCAACATCAATGCAAAACAGGCTCGTATTAAAGCAGGGTCTGGTGAGAAGATGAACAAGGTGGGTTCTAAGAATGCACCTACAGCGGCTGACTTCAAACAAGCGGCAAAGACTGCAAAGAAGCCCAAAAAA